GTATCTTTGACTTGTCAACAGATGCAGACGGTCGCTGGTCAGTTGAGAAGTACAAAGGCTTGATCATGCAGATCGAGCGCGAAGCAAATGCAATTGCCAAAGACACACGTCGCGGTAAAGGTAACTTTGTAATGTGTTCATCTGATGTAGCTGCTGCTCTTAACGCTGCAGGCATGTTAGATTACACACCAGCTCTTGCTGCTAACCTGAACGTAGACGATACTGGCAACACATTCGCTGGTACTCTAAACGGTCGCATGAAAGTCTACATCGATCCATACTCAACTCGTGATTATATCACTGTTGGCTATAAGGGTTCAAACCCATACGATGCAGGTCTCTTCTATTGCCCATACGTACCACTAACTATGGTCAAGGCAGTTGGCGAAGAAGACTTCCAGCCACGGATCGGCTTCAAGACTCGTTACGGTATGGTATCAAATCCATTCGTATCAGCCACACCAGACAACGGTCTTGCTACTGATCGTACAAATGGTTACTACCGGATCTCAGCGATTAATAACCTACTTACATAGTAGACATAATCAAAAACGATCGCTAGGTAGAAATCTAGTAACTGGAAACCCCGCTTCGGCGGGGTTTCTTATTATCTTTTGTTGTATAAATAGACTTATATAGGAGTAAGATTGTGGCTACACTAACAAACAATATGAACTACTTAATGCCAACAGGCTTTAAGATAGTTATAGATCGAGAAAATTATCCAAACATTGAATACTTTTGTCAATCAGTTTCACACCCGTCTTTAAGTCTAGCACCTAGTGAATTACCATATCGCAAAGTGCGCAATATTCCATTACCCGGTGGTACTATTGATTATGGCAATTTAGACATTTCAATCATTTTAGATGAAGATCTACATGGATATACTGAAATGCATGATTGGATGATTCGTATTACAGATGAAAAGCTACAGGGTCCATTAGATCGAGTAACTGGCGGTGTTCCATCATCTGCAGACATTACACTTACAGTATTGAATAGCCAAAACAATAAAGTAAAATCAATACGATATAACCAGTGTTCGCCAACTGAGTTGGGCGCTATTTCGTTCGACACAACTGGTGGTGGCACAGACTACTTGACATGCACTATGAGCTTTAGATTCCTTAACTTCGAGCTCATATAGATAATTCTATATGACGGAGATACATAATGATTGATTTGAAAGATGTTCTGGCCGATTGGTCAGAAGATAGTAAACTTACTATGCAACTTGACGAAGATTCACGTAAAACTCCACTACTTCATGCTAAATATCTTGAAAAGCTTGCTAATTGCAAACTTCTGCTTAAACGTGCAGAGTTTTCTCAAAAGACATTGCTGAAACAAAAGTGGGAATGGTACAATGGCAAAATGGATATGGACACGGTAAAAGAACTCGGTTGGGATCCTGATCCATTCAATGGCTTAAAAGTAATGAAAGGTGATATGGATTACTATTACGATTCAGATCCTGAAATTCAAAAGTCAGAAGAAAAAATACAATATTACAAAACATTAGTTGAAACTCTTAATGAAATTGTCTCTAACTTAAATTGGAGACATCAAACAATAGGAAATATCATTAAATGGAAGCAATTCGAGTCCGGCGCTTAACTCATGCGATGCTCCACGTGGAATGCGATTTTGGTCAAGCTGCTGAGATAAAAGAATTCTTTTCGTTTTTTGTTCCGGGTTACCAGTGGATGCCTGCGTTTAAGCGCAGAATTTGGGATGGTAAAATACGTTTGTTTGATACAAACACCGGAGAACTACCTGCTGGACTTATCCATCATCTTGTACAATATATTGAAAGCCGTGGATACAACTATGAGCTAGTCAAAACAAAGTATGGTACACCTTTAGAAGATGAAAGGCCAGATCCAAAAGAAGTAGTTCAATTCATTAAGACATTAAATCTTCCTTTTGATCCACGTGATTACCAGTTTATTGCAATCATGGAAGCATTGCATAGAACTCGTGGTATTTTGTTATCTCCAACCGGTAGTGGTAAGTCTCTTATCATTTACGTATTAGCAAAGTATTGGTTAAGCTTAGTTGAAGGCGCATTGTACGGAGCAGACAAGGTACTTGTGATTGTCCCTACTACTGGTCTAGTAGAACAAATGCACGGAGATTTTATTCAGTATGGCTGTAATCCAGATGATTTGCATAGAATCTATTCAGGTAAAGATAAACAATTCAAACAAAATATCTGTATTAGTACATGGCAATCAATCTATAAGCTGCCGAAAGACTGGTATCAACAATTTGGCATGGTAGTTGGAGATGAGTGTCACGGCTTTAAGTCTAAGTCACTCATGAATATCATGAATAAAGCTACGGAGGCAAAGTATCGATATGGCACGACTGGGACTTTGGATGGAACTCAAACTCATGAGCTGGTGCTTCAGGGACTTTTTGGAAAGACGTTTAAGGTTACTACTACCAAAAAGCTTCAGGACTCAGGAACTCTCGCTGAACTTAATATCAAACGACTCGTTCTTGATTATTCGGCAGATGCAAGACGGGACTGTGAGCAAAAAAGTTATCAAGATGAAATCGAGTTTATCGTCACCAACGAAAAAAGAAACAGGCTAATACGCAATCTTGCGCTTGACCAAAATGGTAACACTTTAGTATTATTCAATTTTGTGGAAAAACATGGAAAACCTTTATTCGATTTGATTCAGGATAAGGCTGATGAAAAACGGAAAGTATTTTTCGTATCAGGTAGTGTTGCCACATCAGACCGCGAAGCAATTCGTGGAATAGTGGAGAAACAGAAAAATGCTATCATTGTTGCATCCTTGGGTACCTTTAGCACTGGGATTAATATCCGTAATCTTCATAATATTGTCTTTGCGTCGCCATCTAAATCTCAAATTCGAGTTCTTCAATCGATCGGACGAGGATTAAGAAAATCAGATAACGAAGTAGCTACCACACTTTACGACGTTATAGATAATATTAGTACCGATAATCGAAAGAACTTTGCTTGGTTACATGGCGAAGAAAGACTTAAAATATATCATCGTGAACGTTTTAATCATAAAACTTATAAGGTAGAACTATGAGCAACTTAAACTTTAAGCAATTTAAGCTATCAAATGGCGAAGAAGTGATTGCTGATGTTGTTGAAGCAGAAGAAGAAATACTTATTGTACGCGCTGCTATGAAGATTATAGAAATTGAACACCTCGAAGAAGGCTATAGTTATTTTGCGTTCAGGCCGTTTGTATCTTTTCAAGATAGTGTCGACACGTTACAAATACTTAGTACTCAACATATTATTACTGAAACTACACCATCACATAACTTGCTTAAACATTATGCATCAGCGATTGGTAAGTTAGCTAAGTTTCTTAGAGGTGGCAAAACTTTAGAAGAATTCGAAGTTATGTCAGATGATGAAGTTGAATCTTATATTGCAGACCTTTTAGAACGTGAATTAGCAGCAGGTGGTGAAGAATACGAGATAGACATTGATTTCGATGACATTGAAGAAGAAGACTTAGGAGAAAACGTTGTACGGTTTAATCCAAAAGACACGGTACACTGATAGTATTCCTTCCCTCCCCGGTTATACTTTATTATACCATGAAAACACCATCTTGTACACTAAATAGTGAGCAAAAGAAACAATTATAATTACGTGTGATGAGAATAATAAAGTATGTACAAACTCCTTAAGACGTGATATAATATACTTAATGATGAAGGAGACACTTAAATGCGTCAAAAAAGAGCAAGCATCCATTACGTAAATAACGCAGAATTCTCACAAGCAGTCGTGAATTATGTTATGACAGTAACGGAAGCCAAAGAATCAAAGATCGAGATTCCAAAAGTTCCAGACTACGTAGCTCATTGCTTTCTACGTATTGCTGAAGGCTTATCCCATAAATCAAATTTTATTCGATATACGTATCGTGAAGAAATGGTTATGGACGCAGTTGAAAACTGTTTGAAAGCAATCAACAATTACGATATCGAAGCTGCGACACGTACAGGTAAACCTAACGCTTTTGCTTATTTTACTCAAATTACTTGGTATGCGTTTCTTCGTAGAATTGCTAAAGAGAAAAAACAACAAGAAATCAAAATGAAGTACATAGCTAATTCTGGTGCAGAAGACTTTATGATTAATGATAATGGTGATGCTGTTTCTGGTTTAGTAGCAGGTGCTTTTGTTGATACACTCAAAGGCAGAATTGATAAGATTCGTTATGTAGATTCCGAAGTAAAGGAATATGCTAAAATTGAAAAGAAAAGAAAGAAGCGTACTGTACACGCTGATTCTGATTTATCGGAGTTCCTTGAATAAATGAAGATTGCTGTATTGAACGACACCCATACAGGCATACGAAATTCATCCCAAATATTCTTAGATAATGCTAAAGACTTCTACGAGAATGTTTTCTTTCCAGAGT